CTATTAAGATCTGACATCAACAAAGGCAAAGGTGCTTTATGGCTGTTGCTTATTATTGCTGGTATGGTTACTGGTTTTATGGAATGGTTTAATAGATAATATGCAATTTATGTTAATTGTTTACGCTTGTTCCGTTGTTTATGGTGCTTGTGGTGAAAGGGTACAAAGTCCTGAATTATATAATACTTATAAAGAATGTATGTTAGCTGGTTATCAAACATCTATTAAAGCTATTAATATTTTAGAAGAATCTCTAGTTAATCAAGAAAAAATATTTTTTAAATTTAATTGTCTATCCACACCTAGTACATAATCTTTACACATACACCATATATAGTTATACAACTTGTAGGTTATGGGTATTAATGCAAAACAAAATAAGGGTGTTATATCAGAGCTAATAGCTCTTTCTTACCTTGCTAAACTTCCTGATACATTAGTGTTTCAAGTAATAGGTGGAGTTGGTCCTATAGATATTGTTACTTATAATATTAAAACTAAAAAGTATATTAACTATGATGTAAAGACTGCTACTTATAGAAAAAGCAAGTGTTATAACAATAAAACAGGAGATATAATCAATAGATCTCCTAGTGAAAAACAGAAAGACTTAAAGGTAAAAATATTATATGTCTACGAGGATGGAAGAGTTAAAACATAGAATTAAAATCCATGAGGGTTTTAGAGATACTGTGTACCAAGATCACTTAGGTAACGCTACTGTGGGTTGGGGACACTTAGTAACTAGAGAAGATAACTTTGTAACAGGAGTTACCTATCCTGAAGAAGTATTAGAAACTGTGTTTAATAAAGACTTTACTACAGCTAAAGAAGGAGCAGATGAATTGTGTTCTGGCTTACCTATTAATTATATTGGTAGAGGTGTGATTATTGAAATGTGTTTTCAGTTAGGCAAAACAGGAGTATCTAAATTTTATAAAATGTTTGAAGCATTAAAAGAAGAAGATTATAAGACAGCCAGTGAACAAATGTTAGATTCTAAATGGCATGAACAAACGCCATCCAGAGCTAAAGGATTGTCGTACATAATGAGGAGTAGTAATAAATGAGAGATTATAAAAAAGAATATGCTAATTACCATTCTAAACCAAAGCAAAAAAAAGACAGAGCTGGTAGAAATGGTGCAAGAAGAATAATGAAAAACAAACTTGGTTCTAGTATTTTAGGTAGAGATGTAGATCATAAGGATAGAAATCCTAGAAACAATAGTGCTAGTAATTTACGAATACAATCTAAATCTAAAAACAGATCAAGGAACGGATAATGATTTGGTTTAGTCTACTATCATCAGTTGTTAAAACTGGAGCAGAAGTATTTAAAAACAGGCAAGAAAGTAAACGATTAGAGTCTGTAGCTGAAAAAACTTATATGTCTAAGATGGCTTCAGGAGAGATTGATTACCAAAAATCTGTTATGGATAACAATAATAAAGGCTGGAAAGATGAGCTAGTACTTATTATTGTAGTACTACCTATTGTAGTTCTTGCATGGTCTGTATTTAGTGGAGATCCTCTTGCTAAAGAAAAGCTAGATCTATTCTTTCAATACTTTAATAACTTTCCTGAGTTTTACAAATGGCTAGTATTAGGTATCTTTGGTAGTATCTATGGACTTAAACCAGGCATGGATTTAATAAAGAAAAAATAATGACTTTGGCTGCTTTTGATATTGCTTTAATGAAAAACTATACAGAACCAAAGCATTTATTACATTTTCAATGGAATAATGGATTAGAAAAAGTATATAGGTATGCTTTAGTTGAAGTTATTGATGTAAACAATATTGAGCCACAATTAAAGCAAAAGAAAGATGAAGTGGGAATGTCTCAAGAAGAGATATGGAACAAGAAATATAATAAAAAATAATGTCAAAAGATATTTACAAATCCTTCAGTTCACAGTATTCAAAGAAAGTAAGTTTATTATCACAACAAGGATTAACTAATGGCAAGAAAAAATATTCACGGAATAGCAAAGCTAGAAAAGTCAAAGGTAGTAAGAAAAGGTAGACACTCCAAAGCTCATAAGAAAAAGAAATTTGCTCGTGGTCAGGGGAAACCCTTATGAGAAAATTTTGTGGTTGCAAAAAGAAGTCTTGGTATAGTATAATACGCAACTTTATTTTAAGAAAGTTACTTACTTTTTTCAGTAGAATGGAAAACAAACTATGGCGTGAGCTGTTTGTGTTTAAGTCTACTAAGCGATGTACTTGCAAAAGTATGCAAGAATTTAAAAGAAGTGTATCATCCCAATCTCCTAACTCAGATATGTTTAAATGAGAGAACGACTAAAAGATTTAATTGCTAAGAACTATGAACAAGGAAAAATAGAACATAGCAATAAACTTCTAAACAAAGCTAGAAAAGAAGTTGAGATTAATGGTCATGGTACTTCAGGCTATGTAATCAAACAAGGCTCACAAAAGGGTAGAGTGTTAAAGCATATTCAAATCAAGAGTAAGAACATATGAGTAGAAAAACTAACACAATGTTAATAGCACTTTTAGGAACTATATTAATGGGATTAGCTACATGGACATTGATTACATTGATAGAACTTTCAACGATTGTAGCTATGCTTAAAAGTGAGATGATGTCTTTAGATAAAGTTATTGGTAGGATATATGCTCATATGGATAGGTTAGCAGACAGATGATAAAAAATTTTAAAGACATAGTAATTTTATTAATTACAAGCGGTGTTCTAGTTTTATTAGGTACAATTATTATTGGAGATTATATTGTAGCACTAGAAGAGAATAGACCAGTAGATGAATCTGTCATTACATTAATGAAGATGTCAGTTACAGGATTGATTGGTGTTATTGGTGGCTACATTGGTGGAAGTAAATGATCTATATAAATAAGTTATTCAACATCATTAATAAACAAATAGAAAAAAATATGGATCATTGTAATCCATTTATGTATACTGGTTGGTAATATGGTTAAGAAGGCATTTCAAAACCCTAAAGGTGGTCTCAATCAAAAAGGTAGAGAACATTTTAAAAGAACAGAAGGATCTAATTTAAAAGCTCCTGTTAAGTCTGGCACGAACCCAAGAAGAGTTAGCTTCGCTGCAAGGTTTGGCGGAATGAAAGGTTCTTTATTAAATAAAAATGGAGATCCCACTAGATTAAAACTTGCTTTAAAAGCATGGGGGTTTGGCAGTAAAGAAGCTGCTAGGAATTTTGCTGAACGCCATAAGAAAAGTTAATGGTTAAGAAAAAACAAGCAAGGGAATTTATTGCAGGTAGGTGTGGCATTTGTAATCACGAACACATGGCATCTGATGGTGGGTGGATCATTAACGCAGAACAAAAATTATTTTGTCATAACTTTTGCTTTGACTTGTATTTAAACAACAGACAACTAGCAAGATTGCTAACTCCTAAAAATAGATACCGCAAAAACTATCTATAAAGAATGTTTAATCGTATCGTAATCTTCCCAGATTCTTTTACCCTCTTGCCAAAGATGTTCTTTGTTATGTTTCATTCGTATGTGATGGATCATAGTTGTATGATCTCGCTTACCAATAAACATAGATACATTATTCAAAGATAGGTTCAGCACTTCTTTAATTAAATTAATAGCAACCGATCTTGCCTGGACAATAGGATGTATTCTTTTAATAGATATAAAATCTTCTAAAGAAACATTGTACATAGTAAGAGCTTTGCTTACAATTTCATCTCCAATAATTTTGCTAGACTCTGAGATTTTGTTAGAAAAGTTTTTGTTTACATACTTGACTTTTACTACTTCTTTATTAAAAGAAAGAGCTTCTACTCTATCTAATTGCTTCTTATGTTTTAAGCCAAGGTTATATCCATTCCTTGCAGCTACAGAATAAATAAGTTTTTCTCGTTCCGTTAATTGTGAGTAAGGTGTGAAGTTTAATATTTGATCTAGTTCTTTGTTTTGTTTAGTGTTGAGCACAGTTTCCCTTCAGTTGTTTTACAACTTATTGTTGTTTTTTTTTATGTACCAATTACTATCTGATTGACAATAATTGATCTTCTGTCTGCACAACTTTGTTCATCAACTGAATTGATTGTTGATGATACTTGTTCGCTTTAGACCTTAGTTCTAGAAACTTATCATGTTTCTTTTGCTGTAGGTCCTTCAGCTTTTGCAAACGGATTTTCAGTTCCATCTGATGTCTCCTTCGTAATTAAGGCTCTCTCAAGTTTGAGTTTGCCAATCTTTACTTCTACAAAAGTACCTTGTTCTCCTTTTGCAGCCTTCTCTTCGGTGTCGTATTCTTCTATGTATTCAAACAAACAACTACCGATATTCCTTTTTTTAATCATATTTTAACCCTTTTGTCTATAACTTTTTATGTAGTTCTTTTGCCATATCTAAATAGACACTAGCATCTAAATAACTATCTGATTTATATTTTTCTGTGGTGCGTAACATCTTTAACATTACCATACATTGTGCCACCTGATGTGGTTTAATATCTTTATGAAGATGATCTTTTAAAACAACCGACCAAAGCATAGATAATAAATTAAAATTAACTTCGTAGTCACCATACTCTTTATCTTTTTCGTTTCGTAATTTACTTTTGATTTGATCTTCTAAATTTATTGGCTTGGTCATTTAATACTCCTTTGTTTTTTACTCTTCTGGTGGGAAACAAAAAGCTAATAGCCTAAGTGAAAGGGAAAGTGGCTATCGCAAAAACCCACCAGAAGAACGAGGTTCAACTCAATTAAAATTGATTTTTGAACCCTGCATTTGGTTTAGCATAAGCTGGTTTACTTGCAAAGTTATTTCCTGCAGGTTTTGCAGCACCTCCAGATGGTGTAAGGATTACTGTTAATCCACCTACCTCATCTTTTGATGCAAACGCAGCTTGATTATACCAAGTTCCGTCAGGCATTTTTACACCGATAGTCCAGTTCTTACCAGTCGGTGCGTTCTCATTTTTAGGTCCTACCATTACAGGAAGGTTACAACCTTCTGTCCATTGTGGATTAGGTACTAGGTTCACATACACTTTATTTGTGTCTGCCATTGTTGTTTGCTCCTTTTATTGCCAATTAGTTTTGGCTGTTTAATTGTTCCATACGATTTTCATACTCTTGTTTGAGTACAGAAAAACCATCTGGATTTTTAGTTTTAAGATATTTAATCTGATCTGCATAAACTGTATCTTTCAAGTATTTTAATCTTGGAAGATGAATAGCATTTGCAAATTTATTTTTAATATCCTCAACATCAACCTCTCCTGCTCTTGGCTGAGTTTGATTGATGCTACCACTCGCTTTTGCTTGTGATTCTTTAGTAGACTTAAATGGTTTAGCTTCGTAACCATCCTCACTGTCTAAGCCTGTTCGTAAATTTAATGCATTAAGAAACGCATACTTTTTTGCATACGACATTCCATTACCACTTCCAAACTTATCTAAATTCCCTAGTGCAGAAGTTCCATTGATACATACAAAGTCATCTGGATTATCAATGTCATGTATCTTCATGTTACATACTATCATTATAAAACTATCTGTTACTTGGTTCTCGTAAGTGCATATTGGGTACAGACCATTAGACAATAGAGCTTCCATAGCAACCGCTTGAACGCTGTCATGTAGTAAAGGGTTAAACTTCATACCCTGGACCTTATCTGCTTTTTTCACTCCACCTGCTTCACAACAAGCCTTATGTAGTTTTTGGTATATATTTGTTTTCATTAGTCCTTTCTTATTTTAGGTTTTTGTTAAATGGATGTTCCATAATTTCTGGAAGTTTAATCCACCATTTAAACATTTTATTTTCTATCTCGGACAATCTATCCAAATTAGAAATCATTACAGTTCCCAGCAATACAAAGCTGATAATCATAATTTTTATTGTTTGTTTCAATTTTTTCTCTTTGTTTTCTTTTTGTTTTATCTCATGTTGCAACTGAAATACATCCACCTTATACAAATCTTTATTCTTTTGGTGGATAACTCTGTTTGCCGTGTTTTGATCCATCATTATAAGTTCCATAGTTTGTGGGTGATCTCTTGCTGCTCTTCGGTAAGATCAGAATAATAAAAATTACTAAGATCAGGAGCTTCTACATACTGTGCCATCTTCATAGGATCACCTTTAGAAATTTCAAATAAATTCTGTATGGTAAATGCCTTGTTACATAATTGTTGGTAATGATATTCTAACCTGTCATTTTCTGGTTCAAATATTTTATATGTTTCCTGATTGACATAACCCAAGTAAGGTTTCTTTTTTCTGCCATTGGCTACCCAGTAGAAGGCAACTTGTTTGAGGTATGTTGGTTCGCAAGAATCTAAATCCTGTGGTAGTTTCTGAATGACTGATGCAAAACCATTTTTATTTTTTCTAAAATTAATTGGTTTGGATTTTAATTCTAAAAATTTATCTTCACTTTCAAAATCTATTCTACCTAATATATCTAAGACCAAACCTTCTGGCTTATGATGCACATATCGTTCACTAGATAGTTCTCGTTTTCCAAATACAGCCTGGACTAACTTTAAAGTTTGTTGAATAGATGCTTTGCACGAAGGTATCATTTCTATTCTGCAATACTCATCTCTTGCATCTTTAGGTTCGTTGTATTTATTTATTTTTTCTTTTTCTTCTTCAAAGATTTGTTCAAACGCTTCTGGCTTTATTTCTTTCTTATCTGCTTTGTCATAAATATATTTTGATACTATTCTTGCAGCGACATTACCACATAACGATCCGTAGTGAGCTTTATATCCCACCTTATTTGCTCTTCGCATTTCTTGAGTGGAAGCTACATACGAAATAATATATTTTTGAATAGGTATGTTTAAACTTGATGGACTAAAATGTTCGTACCCTTCACCACCACTAAGTTTAGATCTTATTTCTTTTGCTAATTGTTCTTTCATTGTTTTCCTTTCACTGATTTGTTTCCTGTGGATAGCATTTTTATTACTTGCTTGTCAAACATTAAATGTTATAACCATTTTAATTAACAAAACAAAGGAAAAAATGACATTAGAAGAATACAAAATAAAGAACAATTTATCCTATTATGTTTTAGGACAGCAACTAGGGTGCGAATCAATAAATCCTGCTGTGATGGCTCAACGCTACTGCCAGGCAAAAAGATTTCCCAGACCTAAAATGATTATCAAGATAGAAAAGCTAACTAACAACCAAGTTACTATGAGGGATATTTTGGATGAATACATTAAAAAAAATAATTAAATTTCCTTATGCTCATGTAAAAATTATATGGGAGGATATTCAGCAAACTAATGAGGCATGGATAGATCAGGAGGATATTTTAAAAAAGGATGTAGCTATCTGTAGTGATACTGGATTTGT